CTATATTAGTCTGACAGATTAATAAATTGAGCTCACTATAAAAAATTTTGAAAAATAATTGTAAAACAATAATATTTCCCGGTATGATCCGACAAGTCGAATCACACTAAAAACTAGTAAGTTCAAACCTGTCAACGATGCGACCACTATGGTCACACCGTGTCCCCGGCTCTAGGGACGTAAAAAATTGTGGAGAATTAAACTGGTGTAGGTGGAATACCTTCTATCCAGAATGGAGGGGGTCCAATATAATGGAACAACGTGAAGTCTTCTCCAGCCGCATAAAAAATGGGCATTGTTCGCGTTGTCTCTTCCACAGGTCCTTGTTTACCTGTGAAGAATATTTTCCAACATGGTGTGTTGAAAGGTCCGGAAGCACCAAAACCCGGACTTTGACGTGCCAATGTGAATCTATACTCCGAATAATACGGAACCTCAAAGGAAATGAGGGGGTTCACACCCGGATCCATGATAACTGCTCCCTCCATAGCAGTGCCATCATCATAATATGCCACTCTTTGTCCAGCATTAGCAATTGGAACAATGGCATTTTCGGGTTGACAGTTGGAATAGCGAGAAACGAAGGTGGAAGTCATAGTAGAACAACAGTCCATACCTTTTGTGTCAACTAAGACACGCGTAGCTCCTCGCCAACCAACATATGCTGAAGACAAATACCTAAGTAATGTCAAGTTAGAAAATGCATACTGGTTGGTTGTTCCAGCTATATCGCGCAATAAATTGGATGATTCCGGATCGTAATATCCTGGAAAGAAAGGCATAGCCGATCTCTGAAGTCTGTAATTAACAGGAGCAGTTGTGTTTCCGGTACTATAAACAGTCTCCGACCTGTTATAGCGTTTCAATAATTGCCGAAAACTTCTTATACACTCACCAAAGTGTACATGATTAGTAGCGTCAACCAAACTAGTTGTAGCTCCCGCTATCTCTTCAGAATGTGGAGCAATATCTGTAGACCTCAAAGGATTGGTTGGATCCGAGGCACGCAAGCGATTAACAGCTTCTCCAGTTGGCATTGCTAACTCAAAGTCATCACCTGCCGATACCCAACACAAGATAGTAGCATCATTGTTAATGGTACTGTCGGGTGACACCAAACGCGTCGCAACACGTACAGATATAGTACCATTGCCATAGTCATCAATGGAAGAATCATAAAACAAAGGTGTAGTGTCGAACAAATTATCTTCCGAATTTGTTGGATCCCCCACATCTCTATATGATGTAGACTGACCCCAACCAGCCACGAAGTCAAATTCCGTAGTTTCAGCCAAATCGACAACCATGGTTTGAGCAGTATTGTACTCTCCCAACGAATTATTGAAAGGACGAGTAGAAGTAGGATCATATGTGACTGATACTCTACCTCTGTGGAATGCAGATGCAACCACTTTGAAGTGAAATTTAATAGATCCTCTCCATTTCTTAAAAGGCAAACTGGCCACTGCTATAGGTGCCAACGAAATACTCGAATTCGGATTGTCCCTAATCATCAATGGGGTGACTACGCAATTCCAAAGCAAATTCTCTTCGCCAAGAGTGGTTGGCCAATTGAATTGCGTCAAGTATGCAGGGCGTGATGCTATGTAATGAATATCTAATTCATCACCACCTTGTAAACCGACTGTACGACTATCTATCGTAAGCTCCTGCTTCGCGTCTACAGTAAGTTTTGCAGTATCATCAGGCATATTGCAAACAGCTATGGATCCCTTGGTTATAGGCCTATACTGTGAAGAATCTAACAACACAGGTCGACTATACCCAAAAACAGATGCAATAGCAGCAACTGCGGAAGCACCTATTTCGGTAGCCCTAGCATAAGGCCCGATCCACGGTGCTTTGGACAATCTGGCCGCTATATTGGCAACAATACTAGCGGGCTTACTAATAGGTCCAGATCCGCTGGTATACTCATCAGCTTGCGGTACAATATCACTGGCATTCTTATGAGTTGGCACACCAAGACGGACGTTTGTTGCCCACGCAAATACCTGTATGTCGATATTCTCTGGTGCATCAGAGGCATGCTTCAAACCCGTAAAACTTTCCAAAATCATAAAACCCATTTTAGAATAATCACTCTTGGTTATGTCCATAGCGTTCTTGTAAAAGAAAAAAGGACACACAATCTCACCACCTTGACTAGTGGTAGGATTCAAGTAAATCATGGGTCTTTGTGAAGATAAAGTTCTGTACGAATCAGCGCTGCTAGAAATTTCAGAAAATCCGTCATTTTCAAACAGTGGAAGGTAATTGAGCATTGCGCCACCGTAGTGGAAAGGGGTACCATTCAAAACAACTTTAACATGCAGGTCAGCCTGCATTAATTTATAATTGTTTATACGATTGATTACCCTTTTATTGGTGAAGAATAATTCCCAAGGATTGAAACCATCTATCAAATTCCCACCAGATGGCCAGGTAACATCCCGAATCTTAATCGGTCGTGACATAAAATCCTGTAATGAAAAATCACCAGTCATCACTGCCTCAGTCAAAACAGTGGTGGGCGCCTCAATTCCAGAAGTTTCTCCTTCATTGAGGTCAAGAAAAGTCACATTTTGCTCAACTTCTCTAGTTTCTCCACTAACTTCTTCAGCTTGTGGAAAAATCGTGCTATCCAGCACTAACTTTTTTGTGGAAAAAGCTAAACCGTCGAAAAACGTATAATATGTATGTAAATCTGTAATCCATTAATATACAATTGAACGTAACCGGATCAAGCCGTTCAAAGTTTTATGTTCAAATGTGCTGGCGAAGCACTCTCCTAAATAAGAGTAGACCACGAGGGGTCTGCCGTACAATACAAAGCCTAATATAAATATATAGAACAAATATAATATGTATAATGGTAACCAATAATATTGTTTCTTTTAACTTAGTGTGCGCAGAGAACGCACAGAGGGACAAAATAATTTTTCCGATTAATCGTACTTTTCCTTCCAATAAAGTACTCGTGCGTCAAAATCAGTTTCCAATGCCATTACAGGCAAAGAAGCTCTTTTACACACCTCCTGGAGTTTGCTCCTCCTATCCTCGTAAACATCCCTACCATGAGCAAACCATTCGTGTAATGCATTCTCAACAGCATCACACGCGACCTCGCGCATTGTAGCCTTGGTTGACTTTAAATGCACATATAGCGGTTTGAGGATTGATTCCTCATTCAACATTCCAATAAACCTGGCTATTTCTGGAATGTAATTACTCATTCTTTTAAGAAAATCAAGATCCCCCTTGCTCAAGAATGGACCAGCCTCTGATGTTTTGTTTGGATGTGTTATCTTCATTCCAAACAAAGCAAGAAAATCGTGATAGGACACGAAATGAAAATCCGCACACTCGGGTTTCACACTTCCTTTAAAATCATCCCCGTACGTCAAAGCCGCCACATAATCCCGAAATCTCACCTTTTCCGGGTAAACGTGGAAAAAACCCATTCTCACCAACAAACTACCAACTATACTGTTGATAATAACCGTGAGACTGTTTCCAGACGTGTTCATGTTAAAAACCTGAAGCAACGTCCCGTTGTAGTCTAGGAATGGGTGCACTATATCATACAACATCATATGCATCATGTAAATGTCATCATCATCATAACCGTGCGCTACTGCCAAATCAATTAATGACATATATGCTGCAATTGTTAGTTGGGAATTCATTCTTACATCGTACTTAGAATAATCCCAACCTAAATCAGTGTTCTCGCTATATTTCTCAGAATGGGCCATCAAAATCTCCCATTCCTTACCAAAAGCATTCACACCTACAGCACATTCTGCCTCAATTGAGTGCAACCCCAAAAAACGGACTATCTTGAGAAAGTATTTCCTCATTAAAATAGTCAAAACCACTGGTGAACCTTGAAAAACTCTCACACTCTTCTTTGTAAAAGGTGTAGGTTCATCTTTAAGATTACTGGACCATACGACATTAGCACGTTTACCGTGCTTCCAACAGTTTTCTACTCTCTCTATCTCAAACATTATCTCCTCACTGGGAGTTCGAGAGATCAGTTTACCGTTGTGCCATGTGTCCTCAAAATGTGGCCGTTTTTTGCCAAAAACTGGATGGCACATGCTAGTTGACATATCTATGGGATCAATGAATCTTTCACCATCGATTCCCATAACAGCCTCTTGCAGAGTTAGAGGACGTATGTCTGGAACTTCCCCAACTTTTTCAAATAGGGGTTCTAACCAATCCTGCCTGGCCCTTTCAAGTTCATCTGGCTTGAAAGTATCGCCAGGATTAGCTAAATGCTCCAATGTAGCATTGTAACATTTCCAATTAGGTTCCAACTCTGGTGGACCCCATTTGCTTTCAAATTTGAAAACATCAGCCATGTGGTCAGCCAAAATGCTCTTGACCACGCACGTTTTCTGCTTTGTGCGTAAGGCTGTAGATCCTAAAACGACAACAGCAGCTTCATCTGGTAACCTAGAAGCTGCTGCATGTGGGTGAACAGGTCCCTTGATGACTTGTCTACCCATAATTTCCTCCGGCATGGGACTCGGTTCTGCACCGACAAATACCCCACTAATATCCTTCAGTTGTTTTAACCACCTTTCATGGTCTGACAAAAGAACTGTCTCCATCACACCATATGTGTTGTTGGTTCCACCTATGTGGAAACCCAACACCACTGGCTTGGTTCCATCTTGCACAATTGGGCCCATACAAGCGCCCACTTTCGCAAGACTAGAATCATACGAGCCTCCATAAAAACTCGCGTATCGATGAGACATCTGCCCAAACTTAACACTAATGCTGTCATCAACAACATCATAGTCAGTGTTACGTAAAACCAATTTTGCCATACATGAACCTTCAGGTCTAGTTGTAGGTAAAAAGCCTGTTGTAGTTCCCAAATCAGGACATTTGGAAACATTAACCACCACCAAATCAATATCTGTGAAAACGCACATTGATGCTGCAATCGTTTGCTCAAATTGAGATCCGGGGCCTTTGCCTCGTACAATCTTAGCTTTCAAATGCTTGTGTGGTTCTTTGGTCATGTCGCAATCGGTATAAAATACGTGTTTGGGTATCCACATTACACCTTTTTGGGGAAAAAACCCATTACACCGCGTTGTTGTTCCATCTGGCCGTGTGAAATCAACAATGACGATGTTTTTCGTGATCTTTGTGATCACTTGTGAAGTAGAAGCGTGTTTAACAGTGTCCTGGGAACCTACAGTTACAGCCATCTTATTAATGAAACCGAACCATCCCGGACTCTGATCTGTGACTAAACCATTTGGTTCAACATTGCTATCTATCCACATTTTTGCAGCACGCAACGATATTATAAAAGTTGCTAATACTGCTGCACCTTTGCGTACTGCTGAGCCCTCAATTGACTTGACGGCTGAAGCAACTGCATCGGTGCGTTCCATATACTCCCTCTTGTACGCCTCACATCTTTCCCAATATTGGGCGTACAAGATTAGTGACATACTTTTAGTAGACAGAAGACTGAGTGCGAACCAATCTTTTCTGTCCTTGTATGCCGATATGGAACATGAAGCCACACCAAAAAGAGCAACCCCCTTCATCCAAGGTCGCAAATTATACAGTACTGCAGATTTTTGCCATCTGTACCTGACGTACTTAAAAGGTGTGCTGTTGTACACGCACGAGGGAGTTAATGCTAGGAATAATGGCGTAGTTGATTCCGTCATAGCATTTGATAATTCTCCCGCAAGATAATTAGTTGTGAGCTTGTTCACTGGTCGAAAACCTAGCCACCATTTTACGGTGGCAAAAGGTCCGAAGAAATTTCCAAACCAAGTTTTCGTGGCTGTTGTAACTATGTCAGTCACTATGCCGTTCACAAGTTCAGACGAATGAGGTTCAATCTCATCATCCTCAACATCACTATCTGTTAGCTCCGGTGGTTCATCCTTTATAACCGGACAGTCACACAACTCTGTGACTAAACTACACCTTGTACAACAAGGAGCTTCATCAAACTCCTTAGCGCGACGAATCACATCATATTGAGCAGCCTTGTGTTTCCTCGATAGAATCACAATGCATCTCAAATATGTTTTCAAATCAAGATTGGTACACTTGATATATTTGCCATTTAGTTTCACATAAACTGGGGCAAATCTGTGAATATTTTTGACAGGTGATGAGGGATATAACTCACTCTGTTCAATAGTCAAATTCCAAATGTCGTGCGTGAGCTTGGCTTCATGCAAATCAGGATGTGATGGGTCCAACGCAACAGAATTTTTCTTCCTGTACTTCTTTTTAACTTCAACTCTTGTGTGAATGAGCCGAGAAAGAGAAGCCTCAACGATGTCAGTGTACAGATGTACACCGTAATCCTTGTGATTGGAAGTTAACACGCCGACTTTGAAATTGATGAAAACCACTCCTTTTCCAGACAATTCCGCCTTAACTGCAGTGGCGGCCATATTGTTGAAAAACTTAATGATTACATCAGTTGGACTGGTGATGACAAACTGCGCTTTGCCGTTGCCAACATCGTCCATAAACAATCCCAATACATCAGATGTCATCACGGAATCGTATTTGTCGAACATGTCTTTTGTGATAATTCTATTGGGATCATAATCAAAACCCATAGCGATTAAAGAAACCTTCATCACAATTTTTGCCAATGTGGATTTACCCACACCTGAGGGTCCAGTAAGACCTATACCCATCGGTCGAAAGCGAATGGCCGTATTTCTCTGCTTAGAGATAATACGTTCCTTGAGGGATATTAAAACACTATATCGTTCTTGTAGCCACAAATTGAGAGATATGTTGGCTTTAAGCTTACGAAAGTGTTCAGTTGCGATAATGAGGGCATCAACTTTGCCCTCAAATTCACTAACATCCCCACTGTTGCCATTCAAAATCGAATCGGCATGAGCAGTTGCATGTAAATACTGCTCATTGTATTCTTCCATTCTATTATCCGAATAGAAGATTGGATTTAAAGATTTTTGCTCAATAATCTTATATCCAGTTGTTGCACACCACTCAAAAACATCCACAAAAGCATCCATCATCGAGCAAGCACTGAGTTGTTTGTCAACGGCAGGCAGAGAAAAAATCTCAAAACCTCCCATAGTCCATTCAACTCCATTGACTTTGCACACTGTAAGCGACAGTGCAGCAGAAATCAAATAACCCACTCGTGGAAAAATGGCATTAGTACGCAACATTTGCCATTTTTGTTTGCAGTCAGAAGCGGACCAAGCATGTGGTTCAATCACATCTTCTCCAACTTCTGGCAGTTTTTCGAGGATAAAGCCTATTAAGCTCCTCGTGGTGTTTGATTTTATGTATGCCAGCAAGGCTAAACACAAATCAGTTGGAGTTCTGGCTCTTACTACTTGCAACATAAGTATAACCAGACCCTCCAAAGTGGAAATCCATTCATCAGCTGTATCAAGACCATCTATCTTACCTATGGACTTGAGAAGATCAAGTGTTTGATCATGCTCATCTGATAAATGAGACTCCTCTGCAGGTGGATCGACTCCTGCATGAGGAAGAACATCTTCTTCCTCGGGCGGTTCTGTGTCGTCACTATCAGAATAATCCATCGAATCTGAACTGTGACCGATACATTGTATACCGCGTGGAGAGCATATATGACAATATGCGAAATTTCTTTCGCACATATAATGACATACATGCTGGGGTGAATCATGATCACATTCACAGTACACCTCTTCACACACAGAGCAACTTATTATGGTTGTTGTGAAGTAACAGTAGGAGCACCAATCATGCGAATCAAATTCAATGTCAAGGGCTGTACACATGCAACGACCATCATCACGGTTGCAGCAATTGCACACGTCCAAAGACTCTGTAGAGTCACTATCGTGACTCTGTTCATCTGCTTGAGGTAAGCAGACTCTTTTTTCATCGGGGGCCAATCCGGAGTTTCGTTGTTCCACCAACGAGGCGTGACAGCTGTAATCTTTTCGTTTCGATCCTAAAAAGACTGTCATGGCGTTTAGAGTTTTATATCCCTAGACAAAGATATGTGCCACGCACAAGGCGGCGCAGGGGTTTAAACTGGCGCTCGTCGATCTTGTTTTTCATGCTAAACAAGCAAAAAGCGTCTGAGAAATTATTTTTCAAATTACATGTTCATGTAAATAGTGTTTATCTAACCACGAATTTACAGAGGCCCACAATAACATATGGCCACAACAAATAAGTTTGGAATGTATATCAACATAGAAATTAATCGTAGAGGTTAAATATACCTTAATGATGTAGGTAAGTGTTATTGCTATGCGCGATTACTACGCGAGCGGCTGTAAAAAACGCGCCAAAAAAGGGATACTTTTTGTTTCTTATTTAAGATAATAAGGCTTACATATTGCTTATACCTTAGTGATGAAACTACTAAGTATGTTAACCGGTAAATAGGGCTGTCGCCCCATTTCCGATACATTCTGGTAAACGTTCTACTTGGAATCATATATTTTACTAATATAAATTCTGGGTGGTGTGGCACAAAAAGTGCCACAATATTCCTTACTAACTAAGGGACGGATTCTCCGGCTGAGGATCTACCGTTCTTGTAAAATTTAGTAGGTTGCTGAAATGCAAAAGTAAAAGTGTTATTTACTAATACAATCAGCAGTGGACCTGGAATAGGTCGAAATCAATTATTTTTGCCCCCGAAGGGGAACTCGCTGATAAAACGAGTCGAAAAAGAATAATTATGAAAAGTCAAAACATGTTCAATAGCATAACAGATTAATACTGGTGCTAGACATGAGACAACTTAACACAATTACACAAAGCTGAGTACAAGACCGAAAGGGTCT